TCAAACTGATTGGTACATAACACGTAAAACAGAAAGAAGCGTGGACATCCCTGCAAAGGTTGTCACTAAAAGAGCTCAGGTAGTCGCCGAGTCAGACAGATTAGAAACAGCTATTGCAGGTGCCGCAGATGTAGAAGCTCTAATAGATGTAATGCAATCACAAAAATGGGGCGATGCTTAATGCTGTCTATACTGTCAGGAATACTAGGGTTTGCTACTTCAGGACTACCTAGTGTACTAAAGTTTTTTGAACAAAAGAATGACCAAAAACATGAACAAGAAATGGCAAAGCTTGAAATACAACGTGCTATGGAATTGGCAAAAGCTGGCTATGCGTCTCAAGAGAAGATTGAAGAGTTTAAGACAGATCAAGTTGAGATGGAAACATACGCTGAAGAAAGAGTTGCCTTATACAAACACGACGAAAAAGTCGCGGAAGGCGCGTCTACTTGGGTTATTAATCTTCGTGCTAGTGTTCGTCCCATTATCACCTATATTTTTGTTTTTATTTTATTGGTGGTCGATTTTGTAGGATTATATTGGGCTATAAAGTCAGGACATAATTATGCAGAAGCTATGCATATAGTATTTAGTAATGAAGAAATGGCCATACTAGCATCTATTATTGGTTTTTGGTTTGGGTCTAGACATTGGGAAAAATAAGTGAATACATCGGAAAAGGGCATAGCTCTTATAAAGTATTTTGAGGGAGTTTTGGCACAACCTTATAAATGTCCTGGAGGTTACTGGACTGTTGGGGTTGGTCATCTTATCACTCGTAATGCTAAGTTACCTGATACATGGGATCGCACATTGGAACCTAATGAAATAGATGTGTTATTAAAAAAAGATTTAAAAAAATTTGAAAATGGAGTCCTTCGGTTATTACATCCTAAACAACCAACACAATCTGAGTTTGATGCTCTTGTCAGCTTTAGCTTTAATCTTGGTTTGGGATGCTTTCAACGAAGTACAGTTCGTTCAGCGTTTAAGCGCGGCGATAAAAAAAGGGCTGGAGAAGTTCTTTTAAAATACTGTTATGCAGGGGGACGTAAACTTAAAGGATTAATTAGAAGACGATTAGCAGAACATGCTATGCTAATGACAAAGGAATCACATGCCTCTTAGTAAATTAAGATTTAGACCGGGAATAAACAAAGACCGCACTGATTTAGCTCAGATGGGTGGATGGTATGATGGTAATTTTGTTCGTTTTCGTGAAGGCTATCCTGAAAAATTAGGCGGTTGGCAAGCTGAAACTTTTGACAGATATGTTGGTGAAGCCACTAAACTCTTTGTTTATTCAACTGCAGATGGTGCAGAACTTGCAGGTTTAGCTACTACTAAAAAAATATACGTTCGTGGTGGTACAGCTCTTTACGATATTACTCCAATTCGAGCTACGTTTGTATCTACTGCTACCGATAATTGTTTTACTACTAATACTACCGCAGGCACAGAGGGTCAAATTTTAGTAACTATAGTAGCGCATGGCGCAACTACAGGAGACTTCGTAACTTTTTCTGGAGCTGCAACTACTAATGGTATAACTGCTGCTCAACTTAATTTAAACTTTGAAGTCACTGTTTTAACATCAGATACCTTTACTATTCAAACTGCAGGAACTGCTACGTCAGCTGGCACTGGCGGAGGTACAGGAATCACCGCAGCCTTTGAGATTAACATTGGTGCTGATTCTTCTATTGCTGGTTATGGTTGGGGTGCAGGTACCTGGGGACGAGGAGGCTGGGGTTCAGGTTCAACAGTTCCTGCTATTGTAACTGTGCGTCTTATCTTTATGGACAATTTTAATAATGATCTTATATTTAATTTAAACAACGAGGGCCAAATTTTCTTTTGGCAATATGATGCTGGCTTTAGTAATCGAGCAGTATTACTTAGTTCAATAGCAGGTGCTATAGCAGTTCCACAAAAAACTGAAACAACATTATTTGCACCAAGTGGGCATTTATTGTGTTTAGGAGCTAGTGAGTTTTCTGAAATTTTCAATGCGGGCGCGACAATCAGTTCTATTACCAGCATTGGGACTACAGCTACAGTTACTACTGGAAGTGCACATGGGTTGTCCACCGGTGCTTATGTACTTTTATCCGGTCAAACTCCCACAGCTTATTCTGGTACTTATCAAATTAACGTAACTTCTACTACTACTTTTACCTATACTTTACTTGCAGGTACTACATCACCCGCTGGAACAGCCGGCTCATATCAAAAAATAGTGTATACAGGCGGTGCGTTTAATCCTATGTTAATTAGATGGGCTGATGTAAATGCAGATGTAGGTCCTTTACCAGAAGTGTGGAACCCCACACTTGCTAACACTGCAGGGTTTTTATTTGTTAAAGAAGGATCTAGAATTGTAACAGCAGCTAATGTTAGGCAAGAAACGCTTGTTTGGACTGATACAGCGTTAAATACATTACAATTTTTAGGTACAGCAGAAGTGTTTTCATTACAGCTTTTATCTTCAGACACTAATATTATGGGTCCTAACGCTTTTGCAAGTGTTAACAACAATATGTACTGGATGGGTACAGATAGTTTCTTTGTATATGATGGTCGAGTTAATGTACTTAAATGCCCATTATTAAGATATATATTTAGTGACATTAATAGAGAACAAGCGCAGCTCGTATATGGTGGTACTAACAAAGAATTTAATGAGGTAATATGGTTCTATCCTTCTGGTGGAGCATCACCATCACTTGTTATTGACCGATATATTATATATAACTATCGTGATGACATTTGGTATTATGGACAGTTAAACCGAACTACATGGGTAGATGCAGGTATTAATACTTTCCCACTTGCTACCTCTGGAGGGTATATATACTCACACGAGAATGGACCTAATGATGGTCAGCCTTTAGGTGCAGAACCACTTGCTATTAACTCATTTATTGAATCTGCGTTTATGGATATAGATGAGGGTGAATTTTATATGCTTACTAAACGAGTTATACCTGATATAGACTTTGCTACTTCACAAACAGTAAATCCAGTAACAGGAGCACCCTTAGATCCAGCAGTAGATATGCAAGTAGCAGTCACTAAGTTTCCAGGAGCAGCCACTTCTACAACAGATGTAGCTGGAACTACATTGACTCGTGGAGTAACTACATCTACTGCAACTATAGATCAATATACTAATCAAGTATTTATAAGAGCAAGAGGACGACAAATGAATTTTAAAATATCATCTAACACTGTAGGCACGCAATGGCAGTTAGGTGATGCTAGGGTGGATGCTCAACCAGATGGACTAAGGGGGTAATATGTCTGAAAAAAAATACAAACTTCCAGCTCAAGTAAGAACTTTTTTAGAAACAGTAAAAGGTAAAAAAAGTAAAATTACGGAAAAAGATTTTACTAAAAAAGAAATTAATTTAATAAAAGAAGCTATAAAGCAAAGTAGAATACGAGGTAAAAAAGTCCGATACTATGATGATGATGGTGAAGTATTTAGGAACAGAAACAAAAAAGCAAGAGAAAAAAATAAAGGGTCAGTACAATACAAAGATTATCCTAATGAAGCCAAACCTACAAATAGAATAGACGAACCATTCGGACGCGGCGATTATAATTTAGGATCTAGTGGGGCTATAAGAAATACGCTAGGAAGATTTTCTTATGAAAAAACACCAGATGGTAGATTAATAGCTCGTGATAATTATGATTTTAAAGATGATTTAGTAAAAGAACAGGGAGTAAGACCTTCAAAAGATTATAAAAAAATGGGGACTTTAGGAAAAATAGGTACTATAGCTAAAGATACACTTTTTCCAAGACCAGATTCTTATAAACCAAACCCGTTTAAAGGGGTATCAACTTTACCTAGTAGGGTGGGAAGCGCTTTTATTGGAGATAAAGGTAGACCTGTAGAATTAGATTTAGGAGAAGCTCCAGAAAATTTTAAAAAAGGTGGTAAAGTTAAAAGAAAATTAAAAGTTAAAAGAAAACCTAAAGACGGTAGAATGAAGAAAGCTAAATGCAGAGACGGTATAGCTCAACGTGGTAAGACTCGCGGAAGGATGAGATAATGGCACATGTTGTACAACCCAAAGCTCCTAACTTAGTTTTACCTTTGGTAGAATATAGTGAAGCTCAACAAAACCAATTGCAAAACCAACTTAGATTGTACTTTGCCCAATTAGATAAAGCACATTTAGATGAAATAACTAACTTACACACTAATAATGTAATGCATTGGATGGGAATATAATGGCTGGAGAGTTTCAAAATTTAACAGGACTTAGATTAGCACAAGCGGCAGTCACTGCATCTGCGGCTATTGTGTATGAAACTCCTGTTAATACTCGTACTTATATAAAAGATATTATGGTAGTTAATACTACGGGCGGTTCTCTTGATGTGCAAGTGTATATTGTTGTGAGTGGAGGTGCAGCAGCTACTTCTAATGCGCTTATATATAACAAAACAATAGCAACAAAAGAGTATTTACAATGGTCAGGATTACAGATAACTAATCCTGGAGATACAATACAAGTTTTGGGTAGTTCAACAGGGCTTACTATAACTATATCAGGGGCCGAAGCAGTATAAAACGGTTTATAACTAACACATTACATGATATTATACAACTTAATAAATAGGAATTAATTATGGGTAGAGCATTAGCAGCAATAGCACCAATCGCAGCAGGAGCAATGTTTCCACAATTTGGAATGGCAATGGGATTGGGTTCTGGGATAGGAGCAGGAGCTTTAACGGGAGCTGGTATTGCTGCGTTAACCGGAGATGACCCATTGATGGGAGCTATCGGAGGAGGTTTTGGTGGCTATGGTGGCGGTGGTTTACGAGGAGCAATGGATGCAACTAAACTAGCAAGTGCAGCACCTGCAGCAACACCTGCTCCGTTTGCTGGTTCTCCTGCTTTATCTCAAGCTCCAGTTCAAGGATTTTCACAAGTTGCAACAGCAGCTCCTACAACAGGTCAATTTACAGGTCAAGGGCTAAATACAGCATCGGGGGGAGGATTTAATCCTACTACTGGATATGGGGGAGGTATAACTCCTACTCTTTCTGAAGGATTTCAAGCATCTCTTAATGATCCAGGAGCATTTGTAAATAATTTAGGTGGTGGAAGTACAGCAGCAGGTTATGGTAAATTAGCTATGACTGCCGCGCCTCCAA